ACACATGAACAGGTTAGCAACACCATCAGCAACCGTCGTAGTGCCATCACCGAACGAACCCTTATGCAGACGATTGGAGGTGATGATGTTCCAGCCATACAGGTTCATCAGGAACTGGTGATCGCGGTCGAAACCATTCTCCAGAATCTTCTGACCAAACGGGGTGACATCACGAGCAATACTCACCAGACCATCAAGGGTGGCAGCAACAACAGGGTCAACAATAGCAATCCGACCAGCCATCGGGACGTTAGCCTTATCAAAGGCCAGCTTCATCTTAATGAAATGGTTCAGAGAGATGACATTGTTGGTTTCAGCAGAAGCAATACGGTGAGCAAAACCATTAACCGTATTCGGATTAGCGTTGGTCTGCGAAGTAGCACACTTCTTCAGGAAGCGGCTCTCAAAGGTTTCTTGAATGGCACGAGTGGATTCAGAAGCACGAGCAGACATCAGAGCCTCAACCTGAGAACCATCTTCACGAAGCTCGTCATTAACAAACCATGCATCACCAATATAATCAGTAATAGCCATGGTGATGGTACCAGACTCAATCGGGCTGTACTCAAACGGGAGGTCTTCAGCACCATCCTGAATAGTAACAGAGCCAATCGTCTTGATATTCAGCGTAGTGCCGCTACCAAAATCCGATACGTTGCGATAAAAAGAACCCGGCAGAAGGCCATCTTGCAGATTGCGAAGAATGAATGCCGAGTATTGCTGTGCTTCAATAAAAGCAGCAGAATTAGAAGTATTTTGCATCTAATGAATTCCTTTTAGGAAAAGTGTTTAAAATAAACCGCAGGATCAGTAAGATCATACGGAGTCAAACCTTGACTATTAAGTTCTTGAACAAGAGATTTAGCATTACCAAATTCTTGTACAAGGTCTTTCGTAGTGGAACCAACAAGAACGCCGTTGGTATTCCTACGAATGTTTGATTCAGGCTTTTGAGTGTAGCCAGACGTGTTCAAACCACCAACAGTAGGAGAGGGAGTTTTGGTTTGCTGTTTTGTATCCGCAATACCAAATAGTCTCAATACCGCCTGTGGAGTTTTAGCTGCCAAAGAGTTAATATCTTCTGGCTGCATACCAATCTCTGCTGCTTTTGCATAGAAAGTTTTTTCAGCTTCCTCACCATAGCTATTCTTCATCGCATTAACGACGGCTTGGATATTGGATTGCTGGGCTGCTTTAATTTGCTGTGCAGTTAGAGTACGGGTAACAAGTTCTGCCACTGTCTTCTCATCAAAAACTTGTGCAGTGGTTTGCTGCTCAGTGTTTTCTCTAGAAGTTAGCTTCTGTACCTGTTGTTCGATGTTAGATAGCTTAGAGAGCTGCTCTTTCAACTGAGTGAGTTCGGACTTGAGCTGTTCGTTCTCACTCTTAATCTGAGGAATAAACTCTTGTGAATGACGCAAAGCATCAAGCGCAGTATTAACATCTCGGTACTTAGGCTCACCTTTCTCATTCTTAATAGAACCTAGCAGGTCAGCAAAGGAATCACTAGAAGAGGAAGTTTGAGTGCTAGCAGTTGCACTCTGTTGGTTCTGGTTTTGGGTATCACCAGAGGAAAAAATATTTTGATCTGACATTGGTATGTCTGTTCCTTATTATGGAGCGGGTAGGGAGAATCGAACTCCTCTCAGCGAAGTTTGGAAAACTTGCGGCAAACCTTTTACTTACCCGCGAATACTATTCAATAAGAGAGATCACTTCGTTAAGCGCTCTCTCATATCCGATTGCATCTGCTTGCATATAAGCCCAATTAGGGGACTCATAAGAAGATGCATTCCTTGTTTTTTGCCTATTAGATTCCTCTTTCTTTTTCAGAAGAATCGTTAATCTTTCTCTAAGGAAAGCAGAAGCTTTAAAACTACTATCAATAGCTTCTGCTGCCTCTTTACTCAATCCAGATTTCCATTGGGTTTTCACATTTGAGTTCCATCGGGAGATACACTATCTTCAACCATAAGCGTTTCTTGAGCTTGTTTTACCAATCGTTGAGTTTCTTGCTGTTCAAAAATAGCAACATTAGGTTTAAACAACTGGAATCTAGACAAACCCATGACATCTTCAACCATCTTAGCGAGCTGTTTGCTGCTAGTGTGTGGTGCCAGCACTTGAGCCAAAGGACTATTCATCACACCAACCAAGTTCTGCATTAGTTGAGATTGTGCAGCAAAGTGTCTAGCCCCAATAGGTCTGAGTTTCCCTGAAGCAGTGATGTCTTCTTTACTAAGTTCAAGGAAAGTAGTAACACCTAAATCATCATCCATAACACGGACAATATCATTATGGTCTAGGTTACGTCTAGAAGTCTCCAACATAGAGTTGAGCAGAGGCTCAAGAAGCTCAATTTCAAAAGTAGTGATTTTCTCTTGGAAAATTCTACTTGCAGCATTGCTAAGTTGTTGCACTTCAAATGCTGTTTTCTCTCCGGGAGTTCTAAGCCCCATTGCTTCTCTTGGTGCACCAGCATACATCTCCATACGCTGCTCAAGGAAGGAGATTTCATTATCTGCTTGAATAACCCATTGGGCATTCTTACCAAGCTCTTGGATGGAGCCATTCTCATCAATGTGAATCTCTACTCCGGGGCCATACTCAAAAGACTCAACTTCACCCGAGATTACAAGGGGCGGGTGGATAGCCAAATCCATTGCATCTGCTTTGAGATTCTCAAGGTGGTCGATGCGATATTGCATACCAACCAGATTATCCAGAGGACCCATTGCCCAGAGATTGTCAGGTCTAAATCTCCAACCTACATGGTAGATAGGAGCCGAGCCTAGCCAACTTGGAATTGACTCTTTACGGACAACCCACATTCTGTCGATTACAGTGCAAACAATGCCTTTCTGGTATTCACCAGTTTGCTTGTCATACATGTCACCCCAGAATTCGAGAAACTCTACATGGCCGCTTTGTAGATAGTCAAAGTAGTTTCCAAACCCATCAATTTGAACGCCTTCTGCTTTATCAAAATCCTCCAACCCATAAGCATTAGCATGCTTAATAAGTTTAGTTCTATTCTCTAGAGCATTTTTAAGGTAGGCATTATCTGGCTCCTCTTCTGCCATCCTATGCAACTCAGCAATAGATTTGATAGAACGAATAATCTTAAAGCTGTCTTTGAAAGAAGGAGCTAAAGGATTAAACACAATATCTAAAGGAGAAATCCTTTTTGCTATTGGTCCAATGTAGTCGATAGTTCTTTCCCCATCTTCATCTTCTCTGGAGCTAGCTACAAAATCACAAGTAGTGAATGCATTTCCATAGTCAATAAAATCATAGAGGAGTTGACTAGCAGTAGTTCTAAAATGGCTTTCCCTCGTCTTGTTAGACATATATGCCTGAATAGCATTAGTCTTTGCTTTTAGTGCATCCTCAGTAGAGTAGCCTTCCCATCTAAGCCAGTCATCATTAGGAAACAATGCAGAAATATAATTGGAATGCAAGTTATCTCTAATCTGACACAGCTTAGGAAGGGTTGTACTATTTTTCCAAGGGAGTTTCTTATTAGTGGTGGTGGTTGTGTCAGTGGCGAAGATGTAGTTACGAAGCTCTTTCCAAGCCTCAATCTTTTCTCTTCGTTGGCTATTATAATTATGCCAAGTATTTGCAACGAAATCAGCTTCTTGGTCTTTGTTAATTTGTAGAATTTGTTTACTCATAGGATTACCTAAAGGAAATACCTCCAAACCTATTATTAATAGGGACTATGTTAGAAAAAGAACCTCTATCTCTTGCTCTAATTGGTTTTACACAAATCTCAATTGCAGATGCTAGAGAGTCTTTCACATCATCATGAGGAGGTCTAGCTAAGATTAGCTCTTCTTCAAGAACATCAATATATCCACCTTTGAAATGCCAGATAGAATTATTCTCATAACGATGCTCAAGAATAGATGCAATCCTTTCTTCTTTAGTGCCTTCATTTCTTGTAGGTCTATAATCCTCGATAGAAAGTCTTAAACCTTGTTCTCTTAGTTTATCCTTTAAATCTCTAACAATAACTGATTGAGCTACAGTTACTTCAGCTCTAAGTTTTTTAAATTCCCACTTAGAATGCAGTAGAGCTATATGTTCAAAGTATTCACTAATCTTATCTGACTTGAATCTATCAATATCTAATACATAGATATACCCCTCGTCGTCGATTCCTACTACACAAATAGATGTATAGTCTGCTTTTTTATGCAAAGAGAAGGCGAAGTCGATGGCTGCATACACATTTAGACGTTTATTCTTAAAAAACCAGTAACCTTCCTTCTGATTAATAAACTTCTTATCGTAGTATTGGAACCTATCTCTGTTTATCCGATTAGATCCTGGATCATTAGGGTTATTGTAATACTGCGCAAAGAACTGTACCCTATCAGAATACTCAGCCTTAATTCTAGAAAGAACTTGTTGATTAAAACCAAAAGCTTTACTGTCTGCTCTAACAGCTCTAGGCCAAATAAACAATCCATCCTTCTCTACTGCGTATTCTTTGATTTCCCAAACAGGTTTTCTATCCAGAAGATCACCTTCATCATTAAATACATCATACTCTTGTTCCTTCCATACTGCATAAATATCTGCTGGATGGTATCTAGTACCACAAGCAAGAGTAAAACCACCTGCATTACGAATAGAAGTGAATTGAGAAGCTTTTTTACTAACAGATTCTCTCCCATCTTCAGTGTATGCATTCTCCGGTACCACTACGTCATCAGCAATGATGATATCTGCATGCCAACCAGTAGTGTTAGTAGTTAGACCAGCAGTGGAAATAGTAGCATCTCGAACACCCTCGGTTTTTCTCTTAGAATGGTCAATAGATATAGCAATAGATGACCACTTCTCTCTCAACCCCTCTTGAGGATTGATATATTCAGGAAAATACCGTTGGTAAACAGTGGAACCGAGGATGTTCTTGATTGCATACAATTGAGTTTCAGCTAGTGTAGATGTGGCTGAGACATAAAGAATAGTGACTTCAGGGTGTTTAGTGACAATCCATGAAGCCCAAGTAGCCACCATATGAGATTTAAGGTGGGCACGAGGAAGCATAATAAGCTTATTACTAGTTAACTCTTCTCCTCTCCCAAATAGAGAATAGGTTTCCAACCATTTAAAAATCTCTTTATGCACATCCCCATACATATAACCGGGATTTACTAGCTTTGCAAAGAAGAAAAGGTCATCTAACGCAGTTTCCCGTACCTGCTTTGCCTCTTCTGGCATTTTAGCCAGTCTCTTTTCTGCGTCAATGAGCCACTGGTCCATATTACTTCTTAAAATTCACAACAATACGCTGACCAAACAGGAAACCAAATACAACGCCAGTAGCCTCCATAGCTAGTGCAATAATGTAATCGGGCATATTTGGAACGTAAAGGGTAATCAAGCCTGCTGCAATCACCCCCAGAGCACCAATATAACGGCTAGAGGCTCTCAAATCCACCACCCACTGACTAGGTACACCATAAGGGTTGTCTAGCTTTGCTACGGCCTCCAGACGGCTAATATCAGCCTCTTGTAATTTGATTTGCTCGTCTACAGTGGTCGGCTTAACGCCTCCCGTCCATTTAGTAATTGCTTGCTTAATACCTTCAATACCAACTGGTACTAATGCTGCAACAATCGTTTCAATAATCATTTTTTATTCCTCTATTTGGTAATGCACACCGTCTTTGAATGTTTTCCAGTCACCGCCCCAAGTAATTTTAACCTCCAATTCTTTTGCAGCTTCTTTAAAGGCTTTGGAAATCTTTTCATACAGCGGCCACTCCCAACTAACTTTTCCATTTACGTAAGCAACTACATCCACTGCATTCCCACGTAAATGGTAAGAACGCATAGTTTGACTCTTTCCTGAGGCTACAAGCTCTTTTTGCCTTTCTAGGCTACGTACCCCTTCAGTGATGCCAAAATCCACCTCTGAGAGCGATAGCGCACGTTCTACGACCGTTCTAAGNTTGTAGTTTACCCCTTCTAGATTCTTGATGCTTCTTTGACTGAATTTAAACACTTCTGAGCCTCACAATATCTGCTGTATATTCATCTGCAATTCGGGATTGGATTTCCTTCTCCCTCTGCATCTCTGCTTTAGAAGGTCTTCCTGCGGTTCTTTTATCCCATCCCTTATCTACAAAGAACTTAGCTGCTTGGTAGTTTCCAGATTCAGCGGCAACAAGGAGAGCCTTAACACTCTTTGAGCGTACTTTNTATTCAAGCTCTTCACGCCACTCATCAATATACTTGCGAACCACTTTATTCTCACAAATGCGTTTCCAATGTTGCCAGCCTAGAAGGTAGGTGTTTGCAAACTCATATTCAGTGACATCCCCCATCTCAAGGTAAAGCTGCTTAAGTGAGGGATAGATGGTCCCATTGTATTCGTAATTATTCTCTTTAAGTGTGAAGATAGCCATATCAGAATAACCAACTTCCAGAAAAAGACTTTGAGTAATTGGGCGACCCATACTGTCAACCATTCTACTCTTATCAATGTCTTTATAGGGTGTTTGCATATTCGATGATGTTTGTAACTTCTTCATTAGTTTTTCCAATACTAAGACCCATCTGAATAACAAAAGGGTCATTATTAAAAAAGACAGATGCATACTTCCAACCATCTTTTAATTCTTGATTATCAGAAGCTTCTACATTATCTTCTACTATTGCTCTAAGATTAAGAGCGTTTAGTGCCTTTCTAATCTGCCAAGCAGAACAGGAAACAACCTTAGAGGGGTTGGGTACAATATCAGATTCAATTACAGGTCTGT